GTGTTTACCATCTTTGAATAGCTTCACATGATAGGGATCGCCTTCATTATGTTCGCCGGATAAATGATATACTTTGGCGGTATGATCGCCGTTGTCATAGGTTCCAATAAGTTTTTTAGCTTCATTCAGACCACCGACGACTTTGTGATCATGGCCATGGTATTTTACTAGCTCTTGTGCTTTCTCAACATCATCATGATCAACGTGAACTGTATTACCCATAACTTTGGAATTGATATCGTTGTCGGCTAGAACTTGATGAATAAAATCTGCCGACTCATTAACAGCAGACTTGAACATGTTCTTAGCGGTTTCGATACGCATAGTATCAAGTCGTTCGGCAACTCGACTCATAATAGCATCTTGAAAGTGTTGTTGAATGACAGTTGAATTACCCGATTCAATTGCGTCAATTAGGTCGCGAGTGCTCATTATTGGTTTTCTCCTTGATTTTGTTGCATAGCTTGCATTTGTTGAATTTGCTGTTGCATTTGGGCCTCTCGATCGAGTTCCATTTCTTCTTCCATTTCTTCCATTTCTTCTTCGGTCTGCATTAGCACATTCCGACGAACCCAGTTACTTGAATAGTATTTACCAACGTATGGATCAATCTGTTGCAGCATTCCCATTCGGTTCATCATCAACTCAGCATCCTTCAGCTCAGTGAAATGGTTATCCCGCATGAAGTCAAAGCGGACCTGGGAGATAAAATCATCCCATTCTTCGCTGTTAATGATACCCTTGGTAATTAGTTGAATACGTAGAGCGTCCTTAAAGATCCCCGAAAACTTTTTACGAAGACGATCAATAAACTTTTGGAACTTTAATTCTTCGCGAGTGATCTCTGTTGATCTACCTAGCGTGAAGCCCTGTTGAGGTTGAAGCCGACCTAATGGCACCTTGAGCGACTGATAAAGTTTGTTTTGGAAGTAACTGATATCGGAGATTTCCGATACGTTGCTAGCACCCGGTAAAGTAGTAATCTCTGTACCAGTACCATTACCTCGCCGCGGAAGCCAAAGATCCTCTTGCATCGAGAGATGATGTCGTTGGTCCATCATTTCCCCAGTGCTATGGTTATAGACCATCTTATTTCTGAACTTATTCATCATTTCCGTGATGTGTTGTTCAGCTTTTAATTTTGGCAAGTTACCAACATCAATATAGAAAATGCGACGCTCAGGTGCTCGAGTGATCCGGTAGATTACCACAGCATCTTCCATCATCTTGAGCTGGTTGACAGGCTTGATTGCAGTATGGAGATAGCTCAACACAACATTGGTATTAGCATCAACCAATCCAGATGTACAGCAAATCACCGAGTCAAGAGACAACTTGATACCCTGAGTGGTATCTTGTCCAATACCCTTATCATTATAGAGATAGTATTCTTCAAGAACGGTTGTTACTTCAACGCCCTGATCGTTCTTTTTCTTCTCGACATTCTTAATTCGCTTGATCTTGCGTGGATCAATATAGCGAAGTTCAACGATACCGTTCTTGATATTCTTTTCATTCAGAACAATATGGAAATAAATTCGTCCGTCGACATACCATTGACGGAATAAATCGTGGCCGCGATCATCAAACTTATATAGTTTCAGAATCTGATTAAATTCTTCGGTGATCTTATCTTTTACGCCCTTCGATAATCCAGACAGGCTGTCTAGCACAATTGAAACGGCCGGCTTTGTGGGATCTGCAACAATAGCTTCATTTACAATTTCATCAATAGCGATATCGCAATCGGAGTACATTGCCGTATCGCGATATCGCCTGATGAGTTCATACTCATTCTTAATGACACCTTCTAGGTCGATTACAAGACCATAGTAACCAGACGCTGAGCTAACGAGTGCTGATCCATCATCGGATGTCGGACCAACCACACTCGCTACAGCTTGCTGTTGTTTCTTTCTTGTAATCTGAAAACCAAAGATAGATGCCATTACGATTCCTCAATTAAACTTCTATTAAACGTCACTTGCAATGAAGTAGTTATACACGAATGTCACGTCAAACTGTTCAATTCGAGCATTATCTTCATAGTCCAGACCAATTGCGCCAATCGAGACTGGATATGCATCAAAGAAACGATATTCTTTGATGACCCGATCATTGCGGTCTAGCTGATAGACACTCATGTCAGTCTGATAAATTAGTGGCTGAGTAAAGCCGTTAGTTGCATCATAATTAACGATACCATTTGACCAAGTTTCGAATGCATTGCGGATATTGAAATTGGTTTCATTATAAACAGTCACTGACCACGGTTGGAAAGTCCGCTCACCAGCAAAATGGACTGGACGACCGCGATAATAAGTTGTGATGTCATCAACGTTAGACGCCGGAAGTAGTGAAGACCGGCAAAGAAATTCTGCAGATTGTGCAGCAACAGTGCCGGCAGCCCCAACAAATGCTGGAAATGTCAGCTTGACTCTAAATTGATTTGGCCGTGAGCCGCCCTGGGTGATTTGGCTCTTAAAAGCACTAATGTTAGCCATTTATTTCTCCTAATAGATCGATAAGCTCGATCGTTTTATTTATTATGGGTGGATTTGTGGTCCACCCACCAAATATACAAAATTAACCGCTAATCTCATCAAACGAAATACCAGTGCGAACTGCGACAAACGAGAGCTCGATGTGATTCACAGAACGATTTGCTTTAATAAAGATTGAAGCAACGAATCGATTTTGGTCAATTGTGTTTGGATCGTTATTGGTTTCATCGCAGACAACTCGGAAATCCATGATGCCGCGCCGACCTTGAACGTCCCGAAGGAATGGCTCTACCATTGAACGGAACTGAGCTCGTGTAAACGCGTCGTTGAATTCAAATAGTTGATATTGAGCTGCTGTTGCAATAGCTTTTTCAAGAGCAATGAATAGACGACGAACATTAATTCGATCAAACGCACTAGGCTTAGCAAGCAGAGTCTTGTCACCAAATAGAACAACGCCTTGACCACGGAGTGAAACTACTGGATTAACACCAGCCTTATAAAGTTCATCACGTTGAGCCTGATTTGGATTGAATGCAAGCTTAACAACATTCTTGATCTGACCACGATTTAATCCACCAGGTGACCACCAGCTATCGTTGGTATAATCTGTTCTAGCACATAGACCGGCGATATCACCATTGAGGGGAACCCAGCGATACTTGTCGTTATAGCGATCATACTGGTACTTATAACCAGAGTCCATAACGGCATAAGATGAATTGACATTAAATGAAACGTCTGTTCTAAAATCAATGATTTTTTCTACAGCATCTGCCCCAGTAATAACTTCGTTTGTATCGACATCGCGGGGAGAAATGAATACAACGCAATCTTTACGCGTTTCCGCAACGTTATCAACGATCCATTTAGCAACGGCACCTGACACCGCACCAGCTGGAATGAGTGAAATATCAAGCTCTTCGGCATTTTGGAAGATTTGATAACCGTCTTGATAATCACCATCATCAGCTGCATAGTCATCAACACCGGCTGTAAGAACGCTGGAGGTAGCAGCACCCAGTGATGTAAAGACCTTACCCTGGGCTACAGTACCCCAGTTAGTCATAGTGGCCGGAAAATCCATCCACCAAACATACTTTGATTGACCATTGATAACATCTTTGTAGAAATTGGTCGCTCCATCAAAACGTCTAGCATCAGATGCCTTGGATACATATGCAAATTTCTCTAAAACTGAGCCGACAGTACCCGTCCACATACCGAGAGTGTCGATGACAATGATGTGAAGTTCATCATTTGTACCACCAACGTTTGCGGCATAGCTAGACGTTCCAGGTGCAGAATCGAATAGAGCAGCTAAATTCAGAGTAGCCTCATTTGGGCCATCTTCATTGATCGTAACAACCCAGTTTGCAAATGTAGCTGAATCCGCCATGAATACGCCGATGGAATTACCCATACTACCTGGATACTTAGCGGCAAATAGTCCAACATCGGCTGTGCCGTCGGCGTATGTATCAAAATAGTGCTGTTCATTCTTAATGACAATCGTATTGCCACCTGATGCCGGAGTCTGAACAGCGTTGCGTGCACCATTGGTCGCAACGCGAACAGTCTGAAGACGGTTTGAATAAGCTAGAAAGTTTGCAGCTGTGAGCCAAGATGCGGCATTACCATCAACTGGTTTGCCAAATCGTGCAGCTAGTTCATTTTCTGATGTGATGAGCACTGGATCTAGAACTGGGCCCCAAGCAAACGGGCCGGCGAATGCACCAGCTGAAGTTGATACAGCCGGAACAACATTGGTTAGATCTTTTTCAACAATGCTTACACCTGGCGAGAGAGTAAATGCCATTATTTCATTCCTTATGGTTAAATTGAATTCTTATGTCAAACAACTGACCGACATAGAATTATTTATACAAATAGTGATTTCACCAGTTCAGTAACTCGATCTGATCATCTGTCAAGAAATATGGATCAGATTTATCTGGTAGTCGTTTATTATCTTCTGCAATGTTTGCTTGACTGCTATTTATCCCGTTATCATAAAAGCCATA